TGGCTCTATTTGGCTTTCAAACTGCCCCATCACGTTTTGATACGCTTGTTGATAAGTGTCCTCATACTCACCCGGCTGAAACGCGCCCTGGGCTTGCAACTGTTGCAAATACGCTTGGATGTTTTGACCGGCTCCGGTTTGCAGTTGCCCGAGCTGATCCCCTGCTGATAATTCCTGAAACTGGGCTGGGGTTGCTTGACCGAATGGCACAACTGGCTCGGCTGGCATCCCGCCCGCTTTCTGTAATCGCTTTTCTAACTTGGCAATTCGCGGATCGTCCGGGTTAGCACCACGCAGATACTCAAGTCGACGCTGTATCCGCTCGGGGTTTCTTTCCCGCTTTCTGCCGGGGCTTTTCTGCATCGCGCTTTTCTTTGCCATTACACTTGCCCTCCAATGTCAAATCTCATTTCAAATCCAAACACTTCCAAACTCTTGTCTTTATAACTGCCGCTTAATGCAATGCTTGCACAATGCCCCTGTCCTTTAGTCGCAAATCGATCATATATGTAATCGGTACCTGTACTCCACCTACTTCCCCACGGTGTAAAACCAACTTGCCCGCTTACCGTTCCCGATAAACTCCAGGGCGTGTAAAAACCGCCTGTGCTGGTTGTAACCGTTTCATACGGCGATATGCGTTTGAAATCCGTGCTTAATGCAATCGTCATACCGGTACCGCGCACCGTTTTGATCAACGGTCTAATATCCTTAAATGTCTTGTAATTTCCGCGGCTTCCGTAAAACGAAAAGGGCGTTTCGATCTTCCAATTTATGTTCTCGCCGCGGTCGTTATAACCAACGTCTGCTTCGTAAATAACACCGCTATCGCTACCATACCACGGCTTCCCCGCTGCAACGGTAATGCTCAAGCAATCACCGTCGTCGTAGTTTGTAAACTTCGTCCACGCGCCGGTGTCGATTGAATACACCAGCAAATACGTTTTCAAACCGCTGAAAGGTATTTGAATGTACACCCGGCGTCCTTGCGGATGAAACACGCCCTGCCACCGATTGCTAAAGGGTAACGCTGCCGCTGCTTGGCTGATCAACGGATTGATACGCCGTGATACGGTTTCCGATGCCTGCTGCGGATCGCTTTTAAGTAGCGAGCTGACCGGCACAATACCCTGCTCGGTAAGTATCCAAACATCCTGATTAACACGCACAAACGCCTGATACCCAAGCGGCTTTCCAATGTAATATCGCGCCACTGCTTTCCAGTCTGTCGGATCGTTTCCGTCGTATGCCAATAACTCGCCTTCGCTTGATACGACAATAAACAAGTCCTGCGCCGTTGTAGAGGTCGTGTTCGTATAACTTCCGGCAAATACAACAAACCCGCCGCGCTGTATAATGTAGCTTAGATCCTCTTCCGTAAGCGCACTAGAACCAACCGTGTTAGTGCCGCCATACCAAATCGACGCGCTATCTTTCTCGATAAAATACAACCTATTCTTGAAACTGGATACATTGACTAGATCCGCCAATGTCACGCCGGTGAACGTGCTATTAGCAATCGTACCCGCTGCGCCGTCATACACTTGCACGGTGTCGCTGCCGTTACAAATGAACATCTTGTTGTTAAATATCTCGGCGTTGCAATTGCTATCGGTGATAGTTGCGCCGGTATCCGTTACGCCTGTGCCGTCGATTGCATATATTTTTGTGTCAATTGCCGCTATTAGCTTAAACGTGCCATTGGGTAACGGCATCGCTTTTAGCATCCGCACCGGCTCTGCGTTAGTGGTATCCTGAAACTCGACGTATCCCTTCCGCAAACTTGGAGCGTTATTGGACGGCAGTATATTGATAAGATCCAACGCAAAAAACGGCTCGGTGTTATCAATCGGGCTGATAAGATCCAAGCCACCGAACGGCGCTGGCATTGTGACGCCTTGCACCGCCATGCCGTTACCTCATCCGCCGTTGTGCTGGGGTTGGCTGATCAAAGTATCCGCCCGTTTCAATTAACGCTTGTCTCTCGCGGATCATTTGAGGCGAAGCATACCAAGGTAGTGGTCTATACATTCCTTGCGGTGTAAATGTGCCTGTTTTTAATTGCCCCGGCATCGCGTTGACATACTCTGGAGTTGGTGTCCGCGTCGGTTGCCTCATCGCTTGACCTAATCCTTGTGCAATCATTGGTTGATAACCACCAAGTTCCCTACCGACTTCAGCGCCACCTGTCACCGCGTTTTCATAATCCATCGGGTTGCCGCCTGGATTATATGATCCAATGTTTGCAATCTGCTCACCGGTCATAGTAAATCCGGGATCGACGTCCATTGGATAACCTCCGACCGTTTGAGCTCTGTTTCCTTGCATAAACGTTTCAGGTAATGTCCCGGGAAAACCACCTATACCAGCGCCGATGCCTTGACCGAACCCAATCTCGGTTGGTTGTTGCGCTTGTTGTTGCGCTCGATAATCCTGAACGGCTCGCTCTCTTCTAGCGTCGCGACGCTCTAAATACTGCTGCCGTCGCTGTTGCCGTGGTGTCAACTCCTGCTCTGGCATACCGCCTGCGGGTTGACCTGCAACACGCTGGTTCGGCGTAAACTGTCTGCCACGACGCTCAAGGTACTGCTTTCGCCGCTGTTGTCTTGGTGTTAACTCCCTGACCCCGCCGCCTGTCGGTGGTCGTGAAAACATGCCCTCTGCCATCTTATAACTCCGCCTGTTTATTCTGTCGTTTTGTTCTTGCGTAAGCACGATTAAGCGCCGCCCGTGTTGAACCTGCTTTTACTAAATTACCACTTGCATCTCGGTACATACCAGCCGAGAGCCGATTAACCTGCCCAGCCTCCGGTCGTACCTCGCGCACCGGTGCTGGCTCCTCTACCTCTGGCGGTACTAACTGCGTTGCGGCTGTTAGCAATCTGTTGTACTCGGGTTCCTCGATACGTCCCTCCGATAACCCTTGATCTAAATTGCCTTTAATGAGATCGAACGTGATGCCCTGCTGTGCCGCAAAATGCTTCATGTTTTGCATCGCAATGTTCGGATCATCACCGGCATTACTTAACGCGCCACGCACAAACATCCTTCCCAAACTGCGATTGTTATCGCCGAGGAATCCATACGCCGAAACAAGCGCGTCGGAAAGTTGTACCGTTGGCTCGTATGCTGCCGGATTGGCTTCGGCAATCTTCTTCATCGCGCTGGTTTTAAGTATTGAACCATCCTTACCAAAGTCGGTCGTTGTGCCATCCGCAAGCGTGCCCTGCCAATTGTCATCCAGTAATCCACGCTCTTGCAAGGCTCCTCGCACAGCATCGCGGCGCATCTGACCCTTATCTTTGCTTGATCCTGCATACCGGCTAGCCAATATTCCAACCGCCGCACCGATAATAGTACCAACAACGGGAACAACCGAACCCGCCGCCGCTCCCGCCGCCGCTCCTGCCGTCGCTCCTCCAGCCATGCCCGCCAATGTTCCGGCGCCGAGACCTAGCGATAGTCCCGCCATACCCCCAGATATAGCACTGGCTGTGTCACGTTGTTTACCTGCCGCCATCGATCCGGTAATGTCGGCTGTCTGTTTTGCGCCGTACAACCCTGCCGCAATCTGTGCGCCCGGCACTAAATAACCGCCCAACGCTTCTGTTGCCGCTGTTTTAGCCGCCGTACCAACAACTCCGCTCGTTGCTAAAGTTGTTGCTCCACCAATACCTTGCACACCGGCGCCAAGCATATCGCCTGATTTATATGACTTGTAAGCACTGTACAACTGCGCTGCACCGGCTGCGCCCTTTACTAGATCGCCGACGCTTAGCGAGTCAAAGAACCCCGGATCTTGTAATGATTCCGTTGGTACTACCGCCTCGCCAACACTGCCGTCTAAATTACTGCTGACCTGTATCTTTGTGAAACCTTCCGGCACACCTGCACCGCCTATTGGTTGAATTACCTTGTCTCCGGTTTGTATGACGCCCGATGATGCTCCACCACCTAGATCAACCATTGCGCCGGAGCCGTCAACCGTTGTTGTTGGAGGAGGAACCGCCCTGTTTATGCTTAACGATCCACCGCCGAGCGCATCCGCTAATTCCTCACCACCACCGGAACCAAAGGCTTCGGACAACGCATCCATGCCTTCGTTGGCTAAATATAAACCGCCAACTGAACCGGCAACTTGTCCGATCCCAGCCATTTGACGCGATCTTGCATCCTGCCGCGCTCGCGCCTGTTGCGCACCCCTGATACCACCTTCGCCAAACGCTTCGGCTTCGGCTTGCTGTCCGCTATAACCCTGACGGCGCAACTCCATGTACCGCGCTAACATCTCTTGATAACTTGCCATTATAATGGTGTCCCAAATCCTACTCGTCCACTTCTACCGTAAACCTCTAATCGAAGTTCACCGCCTGCGAATAAACTTTTGCCTACTTTCTGCCGTGCATAATCGTCGTTTAGCTTGACGTCAAACCTCGGAACGATGGTTGTCAATCCGTGTATCTCGGCAAATCGTTCAAGCATACCTTGCTCTAACGTTTTGGGATTAAATATCGTTTCGTCTGTGTCTGCTAAAAACTTGGTGTATTTTCCGGCGTAATATGTCCACGTCAACGCGCCATCGCTAACACTGCCGCTGGTGTGTGTTGGAGGCGTTGCTCCACTCGTTCCGCCCGCTGTCGTTGTGTAGTAATTGCCGTTATAAAAACAATAACTGTTGTTACCAAACGCAATGCCGGACTCCCACGTTTTCGGCTTAACGGTACGGTCTGAAACGTATTCAAATATAACTACATCGCCGGAACTTTCCGGGGTTGGGCTTATTAACAGTTGATTGTCGGTAATACCGCGCAGTTGAAACTCATCGTATACGGTTGGATTTAGCCCATAACCCTCGATGTCGGCGTATCGCTGTTCACTCATTGCGCCGAGCAAACGCCACCTGCTCGATTGATTCCAAAACGTGTCGTAATGGTACTGGCTAAAATCGGCTGGTAAAGCGTACTGCGCTTGACTTGCAACAAACGTGATCGACCCGCTTCGGAACATCTTGTTCCATAGGTACTGATTCGCCATCTCCTGATTGATACGGTTGGCAATAGCGAGTAGTTGTTTGCTGGTTGTGTCCGTGTTACCGACAACGGATGAACCGACGGTATAACCGGCTTCATCCGCGACGGCTTGCACGTTTTCGAGTAATGTCGTCAATTAGCCCCTACGCTTTCTGCGCGGCTTGGTCGCCAACGCAATTTCCTCTTCTATCTTATCAACATTGGATGGGGCTTCCTCTACCTCTTTTTCGTATCTCATATCAGTTCCTTCGGTGGCGTTGATTCGTGCAATTAACACCTCCAACTTGTCCTCCAACCGTCGGCTTCTGGCGCGTTCATGCTCAATCGCGGCTTCCAACGCAACGATGCGGTTTGCATCGCTTTCAGCGGCTTCGAGCCACGTTTTAGCCTTCGCGCAAAACTGTGACAACGTACCGATCCGTGCTTTTGCCGCATCCGGCGCTTCCGCCAATTGCTCGATGGTAAAAAAACCATGATAATTAAGTTCTTTTGCCGCACTGGCTGGTATAACCGCCCATTCAACCAACGGCGTTCCGCTGATTCCGGCTTCCGTCCCAGCTTTGAACGCTTCCCATTGCTTCGGGTAGTTGGCTTTGTCTTGGTTTTCTACCCGACGAACGGTCTCGTCCATCCCGGGAAACTTAATGCTAACACTTTCAATCTCATCGTATACCGGTCGCCCCTCCGACGCTGACTTCACCGGGTTAAGATTATACGCAACAAAAAACCGAACGTTTGGCTTTCGTCCGCCTGCGTGATTATTTTGCTGCTCTTCAAATGCGTGATCCCAATTTACCATCGTGCCTCCTGTAATGTGATACTTTTGTATATTGTTCACTATAAACGCACGTCCGACAAGCTCTATATCGGTTCGGGGCGTGGCGGTAGTAAGGCTTGCGCATCTGCCCAAGAAAGAACTTCGACTTCATTGAATCGTGATTGATCTAAATATGAGAACGTACCGCCGAACATACCATCTGGTCCTACTTCGCTAAGCAAGTCGCCATGTAAGATATAACGTCCGTCAGCGGTTGCTACAGGTGTTGCATAATTTACTGGGGGATGCTCTTGCTGTATTTCATCAAGCCGCATCTTTACATCAATAGCGAAAACCAAGCCGTATGTTGTCCCTTCAGCATACGAAAGCGGCAAGTCTGGGATTAAATCTTCTAACGTCATGGCAAGGCCGCTCCTATTTCAGTAACCAACGTCGAAACCCGACTATCGAGATCTGCAAGTGTTATTGCCGCACCGAAAGAATAAAATGTAATACGACAATTTGCTGGAATATAAGCGCCAGTTCCCGGCAAGTTATTTGCAAAAACGAACATATTAGCACTCGGTGCTGGCGTGCTGGTGCCGGTAATAGTGCCCGTGCCGCCCGGATAACGATAGTCAAAATTAGCTGAATTACTTCTGACAATGCCTGAATATCCTGTAACTGTACCTCGGTTGAGCTGTGTTGAGTTGTTGTCTTTTGCTCGTTGAATTAAGAGGCTGTTGTAGCGGTAAACAATTTGCGCGGCGTTGCTTGAACCGGGGAAATCCGTGTAACCGAGGATACCAGCGGTTCCACCGCCAGTGTTGTGTAGTTCAGTCTCGTAAACTGACAAGTGAAAATCGTCTTGACCGTCTGCGGTTGCGAGCAAATTAGTGTCTAAATACTTCGTGCTTGCATCACCTTTTAAGCCGGTAGTCCTGCTGTAGTCGCCCGAAACAAAATTGTTGTTGGTAGGCGTAGGCATTGAAGGAACTAGCGGTGTGAGTGCGCCAGCTATAGTGCGAGCGCCTAGCAATAGACAGCAAGCAGATAAATCAGCGAGTAACCCGTCGTCCTTCAACCCGACAAAGAAATTATTGTACGCTTCTTTTATATCAGTCTCTAACGCTTCACCATCGGCTGACTCAACTGCATCAATATACGCTTGAGCATCGGAATCGTAGCCAGGGCCGCTTATGTTGCCGACCGCCGAACCTACAACTCCTAACCCTTTTACGCCGATGAACATACTAATACATTGCTACAATAAGTGTTGCGGTTGTGCTAGTTGAATAAACTTTGCTTGCAAAAATTGGCAGGAGCGTACCGGCTGGCACTGTAATTTGAACCGGAGATGAATCGCCTTGCGCTAACACGTTGACAACTCCAGCGCCGCCAACAAACAATGCTCTAACCGCACCCAAATCGGTTGCATCGCTTGGAGTGACTGTCGCTAACTTTGACGCTGAAAACATTGCGCCGGGGTTGGTTGGTGTGAAATCGCTTGCCATGTTCGTATCCTTAAAAAAACGGGGGCTGTTACGCCCCCTGTCGTTTAGTTCACCTTGAGGTTGGCTACCGACGCAAGCTCAATAGCATCCGCTCCAGTGGTGCTTTCTACTCCAACAACATAAGCAATCTTAGTCGTCGAAGCATCATCAGCCACTCCAGCCGTTGCGGTCGTTTGCAGGTTGTTTTTAGCAACATAACTTGCTGCTACTTTACCCTTAATTCCTGATCCTGCTCCACCGCCACGAAGTCCGCCGACCCACACCCAAAGGTATTCATCATCAGCCGCAGCCACTTGAGCCACGCCAACAGCAAGGCTGTTTGATCCAGCGTTTGTAGTTGTAAGCATTGCAGCCTGACCATCAGCTTCGATTTTCACGAAACCATACTGATCGATTGCTCCATCTGCCTGTACAAAGACAAACTCTCCAACCTTAGCACTTCCAACATCGCCAACTACTGCCGGCAATCCTTCATCTGCCGTTGTATATGTTTTATCGTAATTTACTCCGAATGATCCTGATCTACTCATATCTCTACCCCCCTATGCGTAAATAACTGCTTGTAGCGGTGGAGCCGAACAACACAAGTTCGCTTCGAGTACGATGATCGAGAACATAGCGTCCTGATCAACCGGTCGTTGCATATCTGGCGTTAGTGGTTTGAAATCTGCATCTCGAACCATATCAAACGTCCAGTAATCTGTGTTGAGGAGTCGGCACGAATTAGACTCAAGCACTGCCGAGCCGTATCCGCCGTCAAACACGAAGTCCACACCGTCATAGTTTAGAAGTCTGAAACCAGCTTCACCCTTCTTCTTCGGCGCTTGTATGCGCTGAATAGCTGTGAGCGAGCTGTGTAGAAACTTCCACGCTGTTCTGTCGCAAACACCAAGATCCGGCATTTCATCGCCACGCGTGATCTGCGAAATAGTGTCTGTGATTGTCTCTTGTACGTTTGACGCTGAAAGAGTCACGTTTACCGCAACGTTTCTAGCAAACGTATTAGCCGAACGGTCGATTCCGCCGTATGTACCCGATGATGGTGAAGTTGATACTGCCTTCTTTAAACCGTCAATCTCGAGTCCACCAGCCCCAGTTCCATCACCGCGGATAGAATTAGCAACTGTGTTACGGAGTCGCTTGGTAGCGGCTTCGATCTTTGCTTCTACCAAATCGAGAAGTTCAGCCTCGCCACGATTAGCACGTCGTTCACGTCCGCTGATCGAAACAGGCTCATACGCTTGTTTTACCGCGAAGATAAACGCTGTGAGATCGTCAACTGCTGTTAAGTTGAACGAAGAATACCCGCTATACCAGTTTCCAACGGCTGTGTCGTTGTACATTACCGGTTTGCGAAACTCATATCCACCGCTCTTGCGCTTGACGTTGCCCTTCTCTTCTAGTGCCCGAAGAACAGGATGGTGTCCAAGAACAAGATCGGCAATTGCATCACTCTGATCAAAGAGCGTAGCAACCAATGCTTCTTGAATGTTTGCCATGATTTACCCCTGTATTAGAGGCGGCTATAAACCATTCAACCGCCTCCGTAAATTTTCTCGTATGTCTTTTACTTTCACGTTCGGGGAAGCACTACCGACACTGCCCGATATGCTCCGGCTTGCGGCTTTCGCCTTTGCCGTTGCTTGTTGTTGTGCTTTTACGTCGCGCGGAGCTAATAGCTTGCGTTCGAGATCCGAAAACACCGGATCGCCCTTGACCACATAGTTGTACGCTGTCTCAAGCACTTCTTGAGATGAACGTCCGCCCTGCTGGGTTAAGGCTTGCACAATCGGCGCCATCCTCTCCTCTAACTGCGACGCCGTTTGGCGGTCGGTAGCCGTAAAAAGAGGCTTGGTACTCATGAATCGTTGTACCTCATTCAACGTGCTGACTGCTACCTCTTTTTGATTCTGTTCATCCATCATCCGTTGGACGCGCTCCTCGGCGATGCGCTCCGCCTCGTCGCGGGTAAGATAGTTTGCTTGCTGTTGCTCAACTGGCTGATTATGTTGCTCGGGCAAATCAAGGTCGAGCAAATCGTCAACCGTGATGCCATACGTTTGCAGGTACTCAAGCGCTGTCTCTCTGGGATTGCGCCGCATTGCCTGATCCCATTCAACCGAGCGCTCAAGTAGCTGTTGCGGTGAAACCCCCAGCCGCTTGTAGTCGTTTTCATACTTTTGATACGTCTGGTATAACGGCTCGGTCTGCTTTTGCAATCGTTCAACCTCTAACCGTCTCTTTTCATACTCCTGCCGGGTTTCAAGCGAGCGCCGAGAAAGATAGCCTTGCAATACATGCGCGTTTGCTGCGGTAGGGTTAAGAAACGCCTCGCGCTCCTCTTTGTTCATATCTGACGGTGGCGCTACTGCTTGTGGCACTTGCGATACTGGCTCGTCCGATTGCTCCTCTTCCGGCTCGTCATCATCCGTATAATCTGTCGGCTCCATTGCGGTATCAACAACCGATATGCCTTCATCCTCGGCTGAAAAGTTCTCTGATAAGCTTTCGCGAATGTTTAACCCCGTTGGCTCGTTGGTTTCTTCTTTATCATCAACCATTTAATCGCTCCCTCAACTGTTGCATTATTTGTTTACTCACTGCCTTCTGTTGTTTTTCCGCCCGGCGCTCTGGGTTGTATCCGCGCTCGTATGCGTCGCCCACCTCAACTACACCTGCCTCGCGGTATCGCTGGCGTAGCTTTGACTTGCTTGTGAATACTTCGTTGGGGTTTAGCGGGTTGCGTGTTGGCTCCATCTCGTCTTGGATAAACAAATCACGCGCATACCGTTCGCGATGCACTTCTTCAATGGGAACAACTTTCTTTTGTGTGTGGCAATACTGATACAGTTTGTATTTACTCATCGTCGCTCAGCAGGATAGAAAGTAGTAGCTGGTCAATAATTCGTTTGTGATACTTCCCTACCCTAGCGTATCCTACTTTGCGCAACTCTTGCAATGCCTGTTTTACCGGGCTGTTTCAAACGGTAACGTTATCAGCCATCTAACTACTCCTCGATGTTATCGACGGATAGTGTTGTATTGCCCATCTCATCTACGCCAATACTACCTACTCCGCGGCTTGGCTTTGGTATGATGTTGTTTATCGTAACTGGCTGTTGATTGCTTCCACCTTCCGCCGCTTTCATCTGCGCTTGTAGTAGCGTTTGCTGACTTGCAAACTGCATCCGCATAACTTCTAATTCCTGCTGCTGCGATAGCCTACGCTCCTCGAGTAGCTTTTCGGTCTCGCTTAACCGTGTTGCCATGCGCTCAAGTTCTATGCGCTGCAGGTCGAGTAGTGACTGCATACGGTTGTGTTCCTTCTTGATCTCTTGGTCGTTTGCTTTCCCGGCTGCATCGGCTTGCACCTTCATCACGTCAACCTGCAACGCGTTGTTTTTGATCTCTAACTCTTGCTGTTTTAAGAATAGTTCCTGCTGACTTAGCGATAGTTTCTCGCGCTCAACCATCGTATCGCTGTCTAATTCGTAGCGTTTAAGATCCGCTTTCATCTGCTCGACTTGCATCTGCATCTGCAGTTGCATCATCGCCGGATCGGTTGGCTGTTGCTGACTTGCGGCTTGTTCACGCTGTTGCGCCATCTGTGTAATAGTGCCAAGCGCGTTCTGGAACAAACCTTCCACTTCCTCACCGCCCTTAAACCGCCTGATCAAGTTGGATAGTATCGCCATTGAAAACGTTGCAAGCGGCGGATATTGCTCAATCATCGCCTTCATCTGGTCGAAAAAACTGCCGACCACTTGTAGCATCTCCAACCCTTCCGCCTTTTCTTGCGCTTGATCTAACGCGATCATGCTGTCGGATGATACTTGGATGCGGTAGCAACGCTCATCGTCATCGCTAATTATCTGATACACCTGCTGTTTTACCTGATCCAGCATCATCGGATCGGGTAGCTGGGGAGCGAGGAAGTTGTCGGCGTCGCCAATCTCAAAGATAGTTCCTGGCTCAAACTGCTCGGCAATAATGGTTGTAAGTAACCCAATACCGTCGCCAATAAACTTCGCGTACTCGTTTTGCCGTACTATTAGCCCCAGCGATGACCACGACGATTCAAGTCTATTAGCCGTTGCCGTCTTGCGTGGATCGCTTGCACCACGCAATAGGTCGCTAACTTTGAGCGTTTCAAACAGTTGTGCAATCGCCTTTTGCCGCGCATCTTGCAATACCTGCAACGTGTTGACATACGGCATTACGTTAAGAAACTCGATGCCACCTGCTAAGCCGCCACGCTGTCGAAGGCTGGTAGCGTTTTGCACTGGTAGCATTTTCAAATCATCGTTTAGCAACCCTTCGACTTCATCGCCGAGCGTTGCATCATATATACCGTTGGCTCTAACGGCTTGAATTGTATAAAAGATCCGTGTTGTTAGTCGTTCAACCTCGAGTATCTGATCCTTGACGTGCATGTAATCGGAGGTCGGAATCACTGACTCCGGATCGGTTGAGCTGTTGATCATAACGCAAGGGAAGAAGCCTTCAAAATCAATCGGCGCTTCACCCTCTTGCAGTATCGTTTTGTCGCCGTTTAGCTGTACCCAATATACTTTCTTGGAGCGCTTGCACCATACCTCCCACAACTCTGCTTTTCCGTCGTAGGCATGAACCTCGCGCTTGCTTGCGCGCTTCATGTCGCCCGGGAACGCGTTATAAGATAGCCGCTCGGCTGTTTCACTGCCAAATGTCTCGGTTGCCTTTTGCCGGGAAAGATACGCACGCCTAGCAACCCAGTCTATCTCCGACTCGTTTCGGGCGTCGCTAGTTAAGAAATCATCGTACTGCACGCACTCGAGAACCGCCTTGTCCTCTTTCTTAACCTCCAGCACCATACGAGCGGATATGACACCGTTTTCGCCCGGTGTAAGTTCTAGCCCCTCTTGCTCGGTGTCAAATGGCTGTTGGTCTGCGTCGATGATGCCGCCGTCGCCGGTTGCAAACAAATCAAACTCGCGCATCTCGGACTCAAACTCCGGCTCGTACCGCGCCCACAACACTGCTCGCCCCGTGAGTAGGTATTGTAACGTCGCGTTCTGTGCTACTCGGTCGAAGTCGAAATACTCATCTAGTGCGTACTGTGCATTGCGCTCCAGTATCACCGCTCCAGCTTCTGTTGCTAATGATCCGGTGCGCTTGCGGAGCCTAACCTGTGCCTTCGGTGTCGATGAGTAGTACGCTGGCATAAGCGTGTTAACGCAATACCACCAAATGTTTAATCGTCGTTTTGTTTCGGTAAGTTCGTGTTTTGCTTTGTATAATTTGATTGATTCCTTCCCGGCATCAAAGAACGGCTGGTGTCGATCAATCGCCGATTGTATCTGCGCGTTCCAGTAGCGTGCGTCAAACTTCTGAATGCCCGGTGTTTCGTTCGTATCATCAATCATATTTTCGGTCGCCTTCGATCTCGCTTAACTTGCTTGATTAGCTGTGCCAACTCTATCCTACCGCCCCGCATCGGCTCCACCTCTTTCTTGTAGGTCGGCTCAAGGATGCGTGCTTTACAGAGGTATCGTACAGCGTCCGCGCCGTGATCATTGCCGGTGCTGTCCAGATCCTCGGGCTTTCTCGGATCGTACTGCAGTGATGGTATGCTGTCGATTAAATACGGACAAGTAGCGAAAAAGTATAGCATGGCAGGTTTTGCCATTAACCGTTGCCGTATCTGTGACCACCCGGAAAGCCTGTCTTTATCTGCCGGTTGGAGCGAAGGATGCTTATACTCGGATAGCACTTTGTTCATCTGCTCGCCAATTGATATGCCGCCCTGGTCATTAAATATAGCCGTATCCGCCGCGGTAAATACTTGCTCCCGCCCGGATAGTTCAGCGATGCGCCGCGCTTGCTCGGTGTTCTCAACTTGCTTACCCCACAACTCCCGATAAATGATAATAGCACCTTTCGGGTAGGGCACTTCGTTCCCAGCGTCATCTTTCCCCGATGATACCGCGCCCCATACCGCGCAAAACGGCGAACGAAAACCCCAGTCGTAGCCAAGATAGCGATGCCAATGCTTCGGTACGGCAAACGGTTTGACAATATGGCGTTGACCAAACTCGGGAAAGTAACTGCCTTCGTGTATCTCAAAGTCGCCTTCTAACCAAGCGCGCACCAACTCCGGCGAACCAACCAAATGCAAACGGTCGATGTACCCCGGATCTTTCTCGAGGAGCCTTTTGTTGTCTTGGATGCGGCTGGGGATGTAAACGTACGGCACTTGCGTTCCGGTAGGTAGTTTCATCTTCAGCACTTCCATCCCTTTGGGCGCCTGCTTAATAAACATCTCTTTTAGCCAATGATGACCGGAGCCGCCCGGGTTGAACGTAAGTGTTAGGTTGGGCGTCTTGCTACCGCGTAAACACCCAAAGATCTTCATAATAGGCGATGGATCGGGATAGTTGCCCGCTTCCTCAACCGCCGCATCCGTCAAGTTCTGCCCCTGATACTTTTGCGCATCGTCATCGTTAAACAACGGTCGAAACCGTATGCGGGCGCCGCTGGGGAACGTAAACTGGTTCTTCATGCCGTTATAACCAGCGCCTAGCGGCATATATATCTCTTTTGCGCGCTCGATGAGGTCATCCGCTTGCGGCAACTCTTTTCGGAAGAACACCATATTGCGCTTCCCGTCTTCACAAGCGCGGATACCAAACCGCCCCAGTACCGCATCGGTCTTACCACCGCCTCGAGCGCCGCCAAACCCGATAAACGGTAGCGGACACTCAACATATGCTTGTTGAGCGCCGGGTTGTGGCGCCCAAACGACTTGTTGCTTCATTTAATGCCAACTACGTTCATCGTACTCATACTGCACATCATCATCGAGCTTAACAAACAACCCCTTAACCGCCCGGAGCCACCGGCGCACTCGGCTGTTGCGCTTCGTTGACATTGCGACGGCATTGTCCGCGCACGCTTGGTAGTATCCCAGCATGTATAAGTCGCATAGGTCTTGCTTGTGTAGCTGGCTATACCGCTCACTCATCGCGCCGCTTGCGTACAACTGCATCACCGCCTCGGCGGCTAACCGCTTAATCCTTTTGTCCATCGTCTTGCCCTTGCTGTCGTATGTACCGCTCTAATTCAAATAGCGTGTTTTCTATGCGCTCATTAAATCGAATCATGCAATGCTGTATCCGCTCCTCAACGCTCATCACAACCCAATTCTCTCTACTTATCGCAATGTCAAACTGAATCGCCAACACATTGACGTCCGCGTGCATCAACTTTGCAATGCCGATATAGTTTTTGTTGTATGTTAAGTTTTCGTCTTCGCTACTTGTTTTGTTCATCTTCCTCCTCAGTTATATCAATCGTTTTACCTGTCCACTTCTTCGCCCAGTCGCCCTCCTCCAGCGGCTTCGCGCTAATAACGTGCTGAACGTTAACGTCCGTTTCTATGCGCTGGGTTTCAGTCCAACCGGACTGCGTCTTCAGAAAAAAGATAGTTGCCGCAATGTTGCCCCTTTTAATAGCGTCCAAAAGTTTATTGGCTACAAACAGACGCGTTGACGCTCTGCCCTTTTGCAACTCTTCCGAAGCATACTTGTATAACGTGGTTTTGCTAATGCCCCAGATCGCGGCAATATCTTCGACGTTTATCAGCCCAGCCGCGCGCGTAATACGCTCGAGATCCTCTTTACTCAGCTTCTTTTTTGCTGGCATCGCTGATCTCCTGAACCGTTTGGAGCGTGTCGGTCGGTTCTGCCCCGCCCTCTCCCGCCTGGCATGGCGGTTGTGTCGCTACTACACCTGACACGCTTTTGTCTGTTTTACCACGATACATCTTAGCACCCGCTTTTGCAATTTCAGAAAATGGTAGGATAGCTCCGTCATAACGCTGGCGCGCCGCATCACTTAAAAAATACAAATACCGCAACTGAAAACCCGGGATCGGCTCCGCCCCAATGCGTTTTAGAAACTTGCCCGACGTTTCACCTCCCATTTTACCGTATTTCGCTTTTACGCCGCCGTCCTTATTGCTTTTTCGAGGGCTGAAACTTGGTTCAAAAACTATTTTGCAATGTACTGAGCCGTCCGGGAGTCGATACATGCTGGTATTTTTTTTAATTTGGGTAAGAACAAAACCACTTGCGCGATAAATTGTGCCGTCACCACATTGCGAAGCATCGGCGTAAGACACCACCCATTCAATATGGGGGTAATGTTTGCGAATCAATCGCATCGCCACCGCAATGCTCCTGCTTTCGCTGTTACGAGGCAACCACTCGGCAAACGCCATGCGGTTTAATTCCAAAAAACCGTTCCACGCTGTACCCGGCACTAACCGAACCGTTTTCCTTTTGTCCATCGACGTACCAAACTGCATCACGCCGCCGCATTTATCGTTTAGAAAAACGCCCAGATGCAAAAAACTATTTGGCACAAACTTGCCCGAGTAATGCCACCGCGTTACCAGTCGGCGTGCGCTCGAGGCATCAATAGGTTTTACTATCAATTCTTTAACGCTCATCCGTTTCCCTGTTGAAAAAACCACAAACGAACGCCAATGCGTTGCCGTTGCTGTTTTCGTTGATTGACGATTGCGAATGCCCCTTTTTTTTAGCTCTGTCTAGTGCCGCCTCCACCTCCTCAAACTGCTCATCATGCAACGTAAACGTCATCTGTCGGTAAGGATTGCGTTCGCCATTTTCCAACACAGGCATTTCATCTAACGACGTTACGCCAAGCGCATCACTTGGCAAGATCGCTTCTAGCTCCCAAGTTTCTAGGTCGAAATCAGTTTCCTTCAGCGATTCAATTTCCAGTTGTAAGTAATCGAAATCCCAGTCCGATTCGTTTTGCAACTTGTTGTCGAGTATGCGATACGCTTTTATCTGCGCTTCTGTTAAGTTGCGTACTTCTATCGCTGGCACTTGTTTTAACCCCAACTTTTTCGCCGCTTCCAACCTGCCATGCCCCACGATAACAACATTATCGCTGTCAACTACAACTGGTTGATTAAACCCAAACTCGGTTATGCTTGACGCTATTCGCTCAACTTGCTTGTCGCTGTGTCGCCTACTGTTAAGCGCATACGGTATCAGCGCCTCGGTTGAAACTTGCTTAATTTTCATTGTCATTCACCATCTCCGTAATTAGCCGCCCAAACTCCTCCCATGACATACCGCTAGCAATTTTCAGCACCACAAAATCACGCAATAACAGGCGCTTACTATCGTTTTCTAACATACGATAACCCCGCGGTGTGCGTTGCAATAGCTGTGCCATTTTATATTGCGTAACGCCCAGCCGTTGCCGTATTTTCTTCGCTAATGTAGCCATATCTCTACTATACTCCAGTATCATACCTTTTGGCAAGAAAAGAAGAAAAATCGACACGAACGCTAATGTTTTCTGGTTGATTGCCGAATCTAACTATGATACTTTTGTATCATAGTAAACAAGGCAATTGAGCCAATGCAGGAGGAATACTATGCGAATTAACGTTCTTTTTAACAATCCGATTGAAAACACTAAAAACGCGAGATTGGTGCTAAACTACACACCAGACACTGGCGTTGAGATTGTAGCGTTTTGGCGGGGTTACGATTCTTTGCTCCGTTGCGGCGATGTTGCTGAAGATTTAACGAAGTTGTGCGAATTTATGTTCAACGCAAGAGGCAAGGACGTATGCGGATGCGCGTCAAAATACAACTACGCACTCGAGTACGCCTAACAAGTCGAAACGCCCTTCGGGGCGTCTACCGGTGATGCCGGTACTGACGAGACTAACGAACGGAGGAACAACGAAATGGCAAATAAATACGCAGTAGGATTAACTGACGACGCCAAAAAACGTGTAATCGCGTGGTATGAAGCAAACGCACGTTTTCATTTGGTAAACCCGGACGCACTGATTGCCGAGATACAACGGCATGAGCGTTTTGGCAACGACGGTTTCAGTTACGAAATGGGCACGTTTGAAAGCAAGGACGGCACGCCCAACTTGTACGGTTTTGGCGCAAATGACTATGTATACGAGGAGGAGTAGCAATGACAACACAATCCAACACTGAAAAGTTCTTGACCGCTATCGCGATACTCTACCCCGGCGTAGGGTTCTGGGTAGAAGATGGCAAGCTGGTAACAAACTATCAAGGCGACGATAAACAAGCGCTGTTGGGCGCTATGGCTATAACAATTATGGAGCATTGTAGATCATGACATACCGAGAGTTTGACAATAAATG